CTCATTAACAAGTAGTGCTGCGTTATCTGACGCGTTTTCTCCAGAGCAAATAAATGGCTTAATGGCATGGTTTGATTTTACTGATATAACAACAGTATTTAAAGATGATGGTAGTGGTGGTTTTGCAACACCTAGCCATGGAGAAAATATATCAAAAGTAACAAATAAAGCTGCAACATTTGCTTCTAGCTTTAGAATAAATGATTTTGTAACTCAGACTATTAGTAGCAAACAGCCAACAATTAGTTTTTCTAGAGTAAATGGTTTAAACGCTATGAATTTTACGGCTGGTGGAGATTATCTTGAATCTAATAAAAGCACAGGTAATGTAGCAACAAATCAAATGTCTTTAGCTCAGCTTGATGCTGATAAGTTTACAGCGTTTGTTGTATATAAAAAAGATGGGCCTCAAATTAGCGGATCTAGTGCTAATGACGATGAATTTGTTTTTGGATTTCAAGACCCACTTAGAAAATCAGCTGGTTGGGTTTGTGATGCAGGTGATGATCATATAAAATATCATTTTACTTACAATAGCTCTGATAACACTGTTATAGACTCTAATACAGCTTGGCCTAGTTCAAATTTTGAATACTGGTCTTTAAGATCAGATAGTGAGCCTCGACAACGTATATATAAAAACGGTAGTATTAAAGCTACAACAACAACTGATTTTAGTTTTCAAGATAAAATTTTAACTGCAAACAGTTCTTTTATAGAATTTACTATAGCTAGTGGATTTGGCCATGGTACTGGTAGGCAATTTACTGGCGAGATAGCAGAAATAATTATGTACACTCAAGTTTTAACTGATGAGCAGTTTAATAATGTAAACAATTATTTAAGTTCAAAATACGCATTATAAATTATAAATTAAATTAAATTAAATATGAAAAAAGAAAAAATAGTTGACCTTAAACCTAAGGTTGATAAAATATCAGATAAGCACTTAAAAGAGCTTCAAGATGTATTAAATATGACAAATAACATCCAATTTAAAATTGGGCAGTTAGAAGGACAAAAGCATACCTTGCTTCACGAGTTAGGATTAACTCAAAAGAAAATTATAGACATGCAAGACAAACTCTCTAAAGAGTATGGCACTTTTGATATTAATGTTACAGATGGAACTATTAATAGGAAAAAAGATGAAAAGTAATATTATAAGAAAAATTACTATAGGTAAAGATTACAAAAACGACTCAATGCACTACGCTGTTGATCAAGAAGTTTATGGTGGTCATAAAATATGTGACATAATAGAAGAAGAAGATAAGTATTCTATTTACATTAGAAAAGACAAAGTTGTTATACCTTGGAAAGATTTTAATAAAAATATGGCTATATCAGTTGAGTATAACTTAGAATATTAATGAATGTTGCTTACAAAGATTTTATTATCAAGCCTATTGGTGATAGGTATAATAACAGTGTACGAGTCGATGACAAAGAACTAATACTTAATACTGAAATATTTAATCATCAATACATAAATAGATTAGCAAAAGTAATCGCTACTCCACTATTATTTCAATCACCTGTTAAAGTAGGTGATGAAGTAATAGTACATCACAACGTGTTTAGAAGATGGCATGACATGAAAGGAGTTGAGCGTAATAGTAGATCGTATTGGAAAGAAGATAAGTATATAGTATCGCAAGATCAAATATATTTATATAATAACAAGGCTATGCCTGGCTATAGTTTCGTTAAACCATTAAAATCTATAGATAAATTTAATACTAATTTAGAAAGACCTTTGGTAGGAATAATTAAATATTCTGATGGTAGTTTTAAAAAAAATAAACTAGTTGGTTTTGCGCCTAATAGTGAATATGAGTTTATTATAAACGGAGAAAGATTATATAGAGTCATGAATAAATTTATTACAATTAAATATGAATATCAAGGAAACGAAGAAGAATATAATCCAAGCTGGGCAAAAAGCGGTTGAAGAACTAATTAAAGTTGCTAAAGAACCTATAGTTGATAGTGATGATGATATATCAGCTGATAGATTAAAAAATGCAGCTGCTACAAAAAAGTTAGCTATATTTGATGCTTTTGAAATACTTAATCGCATAAACGAAGAAGAGAATATGCTTGAAGGTAAAGTTGAAGAAAAAAAAGAAGTTAAGTTTAAAGGCTTTGCAGAAGGTAGATCAAAATGAAATACGAACAAAGCTTATATAAAATAGTAGAACCAATAAGGTTAAATACTATTAAAAGATTAAATAAAAGCAAGAAGTGGGAGTACGGATATAATAAAGAAAACGATGTGGTTGTTATATCTAAAACTGGAATAATAGGTAACGTTATAGAAATACAAGGTTTACAAATAGCTTTACCTAAGCAACCTAAAGAAATATATAGTTGTAGTAATATAAAGTCAGAGCAAAAGTGGAAACAGTTTGCGGCTAATCCAGCTTTTAAAAAAATTAAAACTGTATTTGATTGGCAAGATTATCCAGATGATTTTAAACAAAATCATTACGAATATATAGACGAAGAGTTTAAAAGAAGAGAAGAAGGGTTTTGGTTTATGAATAATGGTAAACCAACTTACATAACAGGTACACACTATATGTACTTACAGTGGAGTAAAATAGATGTAGGCGCTCCAGATTATAGAGAAGCCAATAGGTTATTCTTTATATTTTGGGAAGCTTGTAAAGCAGATAATAGAAGCTATGGGATGTGTTATTTAAAAAATAGACGTTCTGGTTTTTCATTTATGAGTTCAGCTGAAACAGTTAACTTAGCAACGCTTGCTAGTGATAGTAGATTTGGTATACTATCAAAAACTGGAGCTGACGCGAAAAAAATGTTTACAGATAAAGTTGTACCAATAAGTCTCAACTATCCATTTTTCTTTAAACCAATACAAGATGGTATGGACCGACCAAAGTCTGAACTTGCATATAGAGTACCAGCTAAAAAGTTTACTCGTAAGAAGATACGTGAGCGTGAGGAAATGGATGACGTTGAAGGACTAGATACAACTATAGACTGGAAGAATACAGGTGATAATAGTTATGACGGTGAAAAACTAAATCTATTAGTTCATGATGAAAGCGGTAAGTGGGAAAGACCTGATAATATAAGAAACAACTGGAGAGTTACAAAAACTTGTTTGCGTTTAGGTAGTAGAGTTGTTGGTAAGTGTATGATGGGTAGTACTAGTAACTCACTTGATAAAGGTGGTGATAATTTTAAAGACTTATATAATAACTCTGATGTAACAAAACGTAATCGTAATGGACAAACTAAATCAGGTTTATATTCTTTATTTATACCAATGGAGTGGAATTACGAAGGATTTATTGATGAATATGGCCAGCCAGTTTTTAATACACCTAAACAAGAAAAACAAGATCCTCATGGATTAACGATAGAGCAAGGCGTTATAGATCATTGGGAAAATGAAGCAGAAGGTTTAAAAGATGATCAAGATGCTTTAAATGAATTTTACCGTCAGTTTCCAAGAACTGAAGAACACGCATTTAGAGATGAAACAAAAAATAGTTTATTTAATCTTATAAAAATATATGAGCAAATAGATTACAACGAAGGTAACAGAAACTCTTCAGTAACAACACCTGGTAACTTTCAGTGGTTAAATGGTAAAAAAGATACGTTAGTTACTTTTAATCCAGACCCTAACGGTAGGTTTAATGTTAGCTGGGTGCCAGGAAATAAATTACAAAATAACGTTATATTAAAAAATGGCGTAAGATACCCAGGTAACGAACATATGGGCGCATTTGGTTGTGACTCATACGATATATCTGGAACAGTAGATAAACGAGGATCAAAAGGATCTTTGCATGGATTAACAAAGTTTTCAATGGAAGACTCTCCGGCAAATACTTTTTTCCTTGAATATATAGCAAGACCACAAACAGCTGAAATATTTTTTGAAGATGTATTAATGGCGTTAGCTTTTTATGGCATGCCGTTACTTGCTGAAAACAACAAACCAAGGTTATTGTATTATTTAAGAAGAAGAGGTTATAGAGCTTTTAGTATGAACAGGCCAGATAAAGTTTGGAACAAACTATCAGTTGCAGAAAAAGAAATAGGTGGTATACCAAACTCTAGTGAAGATATAAAACAAGCTCACGCTGCTGCTATTGAAATGTATATAAATGACCACGTTGGTTTATTACAAGACGGGACTTATGGTACTATGTATTTTAACAATACTTTAAACGACTGGTCTAAGTTTGATATAAACAGAAGAACTAAGCACGATGCTTCAATAAGTTCGGGCTTAGCGATCATGGCTTGTAATAGACATTTATATAGACCAAACCCTACTAAACAAAAACAACCATTAAATTTAACCATATCAAAATATAATAATACTGGACTTTCATCACAGATAATTAATAATAAAATATGAGACAAGAACACTCTATACATTTTCCTTCACAAGCTGTTAGCGATATAGAAAAACTAAGTGAAGAATATGGTTTAAAAGTAGCAAGAGCTATAAGGCATGAGTGGTTTTCAGGAACTACATCTAAATATAATAGCCATAAATATAACTTTCATACGCTAAGATTATACGCTAGAGGAGAACAGCCAATACAAAAATATAAAAACGAATTATCTATTAATGGTGATTTATCATATCTTAATTTAGACTGGAAGCCAGTGCCAGTTGTACCTAAGTTTGTAGATATAGTTGTTAATGGTATGGCTCAAAGAAATTATGAAATAAATTGTTTTTCACAAGATGAGTATGGAGTTCAAAAAAGAACTGAATACATGGAGTCTATAATTAGAGATATGGAATCTAAAAAATTTAACGACGTGGCTAAAGAACAGTTTGGCGTTGATTTATATGAAAATGATCCTGAAACTTTACCTCAAAATCAAGAAGAATTACAGCTTCATATGCAGCTAGATTATAAACAAGCTGTTGAGTTAGCTGAAGAACAAGCGTTAAGCGTTTTGTTAGAAGGCAGCGATTATGATTTAGTTAGAAGAAGATGTTTATACGATTTAACTGTCATAGGTATTGGTGCTACAAAAACTACCTTTGATTATAGTAGTGGCGCAAAAGCTGAATATGTAGATCCAGCTGATTTAGTTTATTCTCATACTGAATCACCTTATTTTGAAGATATATATTATGTAGGTGAAGTAAAAGAATTACCTATAAATGAATTAGTAAAAGAGTTTCCAGATTTAACAGAAGAAGAAATAAAAGAGCTATTAGATAAATACGCATATCCAATAGATTATGTTTCTAATAGAGATAAAAACAAAGTTCAAGTGTTATACTTTAATTATAAAACGCACATGAATAATGTTTACAAATTAAAAACTACAGGTAGTGGTGCTGAAAAAGTAATTGAAAAAGATGAATCATTTAATCCACCTAAAAATAAAACTGGTGATTTTGAAAAGCTAGAAAGAGTAGTTGAGACTTTATATGAAGGTGTTTATATATTAGGTGCTGATAGATTATTAAAATGGAGAATGTGTCCTAATATGATGAGAACTGATTCTGATTTTAGTAGAGTAAAATTGAATTATCAAATAGTCGCACCTAGATTATATGAAGGTAGAATAGAAAGTCTAGTTAGTAGAATAACTACGTTTGCTGATATGATACAGTTAACACACTTAAAGCTACAGCAAGTTATGGCACGTATGGTTCCAGATGGTGTTTATTTAGACGCTGATGGTTTAGCTGAAATAGATTTAGGTAATGGAACAAACTATAATCCGCAAGAAGCTTTAAATATGTTTTTTCAAACTGGTTCTGTTATTGGTAGAAGTTTTACGTCTGAAGGTGATCCTAATCCTGGTAAAGTGCCAATACAACAAATAAGCAATGGAGTTAATGGTGGAAAATTACAAAGTTTAATTACTACGTACAATTATTATATGCAAATGATACGTGATGTAACAGGATTAAACGAAGCTAGAGATGGTAGCACTCCAGATAAAAATGCTTTAGTTGGAGTACAAAAACTAGCAGCTGCTAATTCAAATACGGCCACTAGACATATACTTCAATCAATGTTGTTTTTAACAGCTGAAGTTGCTGAATGTTTATCATTAAGAATATCTGATATTATAGAATATTCACCGACAAAAGAAGCTTTTATAAGAGCATTAGGTTCTCATAATGTAGCAACATTAGATGAAATGAAAAACTTACATTTGTATGATTTTGGTATATTCATAGAGCTAATGCCAGATGAAGAAGAAAAAGCTATGTTAGAAAACAATATACAAGTTTCTTTATCACAAAAGTTAATTGATTTAGATGATGCTATTGATTTGCGTAACGTTAGAAATGTAAAGTTAGCTAATCAATTATTAAAAATAAAACGTAAGGCAAAAGCTCAAAGAGATCAGCAGGCTCAACAATCAAATATGCAAGCTCAAGCTAGCGCTAATGCTCAAGCTCAACAAGCGGCTGCTCAAGCGGAAATACAAAAAAATAATGCTAAAGTTCAAGCCGAAACACAATTAGAGCAAACTAAAAACCAATTACAAATTAATTATTTACAAAAAGAAGTTGAGTCTAAAAAACAATTAATGCAATTTGAATTTGATTTAAATGCTAAATTAGAAGCAATGCGAAATAACTCAAGTGATGAAAAGGAAAATAAGAAAGAAGATAGAAAAGATGCAAGAGTTGATAGACAAGCTCAACATCAAATGAATATGATAGAGCAAAGAAAGCAGGGTGATTCACTTAATAAATTTGAATCATCAGGTAATGATATACTTAGCGGAGGTGCAAACATGGAAAAGTTTGGTCTCTAAATTTTTAATATTTTATAAAATTTTATTATGACAGAAGAAATTAAAGAAGAGTTTACCGAAGAGGTAACTCAAAATGAAAACGAACAACCTTTAGAAGAAGCTATAGAAGAAGCTATAGATGAATCTAAATTTAACAGTGCTGAAGATCCTACGGTATTTAAAGTAGACTTAGACAAAGAGCCTGTTGAAAAAAAAGAAGAGGTTGTTGAAGAACAAAAAGAAAACGTAGAAGAAGTTGTAGAAGAAGTAACTGAACAGCCAGTCATGGAAGAAGTTACTGAAGAAGAAAAAGTAGAAGAAGTAGCAGAAGCTGTTGAAGAAGCGGTTGAAGAAGCTGTAGTTACAGGAAAACCGTTACCAGAAAACATACAAAAGCTTGTTGACTTTATGGAAGATACCGGAGGTGATATACAGGATTACGTAAATTTAAATAGAGATATTTCTAAGCTAGATGATTCTGACGTGCTAGATGAGTATTATAAAACTACTAAATCACATCTGTCAGCAGAAGAAAGAAATTTTTTATTAGAAGATACGTTTGGTATTGATGAAGAAGTTGATGATGATAAAACAATACGTAAAAAGAAAATAGCCCTCAAAGAGCAAGTTGCCGAGGCTAGAGCCTACTTAGACAGGCAAAAGTCTAAATATTACGAAGAAATTAAAGCTGGAAGCAAGCTCACAGACGAGCAGCAAAAAGCTATTAATTTTTTTAATGAATCTGAAAGATTAAAAGAAGAAGGTAAAAAAAGCAAAAGAACATTTTTAAATAAAACAGATAGTTTCTTTGGACAAAATTTCAAAGGTTTTGAATATAGCGTTGGAGATAAAAAATATAGGTTTAATGTTAAAGATGTTAATAAAGTAAAAGAAACACAAAGTGATATTAGTAACTTTATTAATAAGTTTAGTAATAAAGAAAAAACAAATATTGAAGACACTGCTGGGTATCATAAATCTTTATTTACAGCTATGAACGCTGATGCTATTGCTAAACATTTTTACGAACAAGGTAAAGCAGATGCTATTAAAGACTCTGTTGCTAAAGGTAAAAACATTGATTTAAATCCTAGAAAAACACACGGCGAAACAAATGCTGGAGGCGTAAAATATAGAGTGTTAGGTCAATCTTCTTCTGATATTAAAAACAGATCATTTAAAATTAGAAAGAAAAATTAACTTAATAAAAATTTATAATTATGGCAATTAATCCAGGACCTAATTTGAATAGCGTTCCCGCTCACGTTAAGCAAACGCTAGATTCAAATTATATCGATTTTACGAGCGCTGACACTAAAGGTTGGGCTCAACAATACCTGCCTGACTTAATGGAGAAAGAAGCTGAAGTATTCGGTCCACGAACTATTTCAGGTTTTTTATCTCAAGTTGGAGCAGAAGAGGCTATGACATCTGATCAAGTTGTTTGGTCTGAACAAGGTAGATTACATTTATCTTATAAAGGTAAAATGACTAATTCTACTACATTTAAAGTGCAGTCTGATATTGATGGCGCTGATTCTGACAACAATGGTATATCCGATGGTCACACAGGAGAAACAAGACACGGTATTAGAGTTAACGATACTATTATTTTAGCTGACGCTAATGGTGTTACTAGATGTTTAGTTGTTAATGTAGCAACAGATGATATTACTGTAGCTCCATATGATGGATCTACTATTACAGCTTTAAACACTGATCAAACAACTACTTGTTTAGTTTACGGCTCTGAGTTTGGTAAAGGCAAAACATATGGTAATGCTACAGCTGGTGCTGCTGATTCTAGAGGTGCAAACGAACCAAGATTTAAGTCTTTCACTAATAAACCAATTATTATGAAAGATTATTACGAAGTATCTGGATCAGACGCTTCAAGAATTGGTTGGGTTGAAGTTTCATCTGAACAAGGTCAATCTGGTTATCTTTGGTATTTAAAAGCTGAAGCAGATACAAGAGCAAGATTTACTGACTACATTGAAATGTCTATGCTTGAATCAGAAACAGGTAATACATCTGGAGCCGCTGACACAGAAATTAATGGAGCTGGTAATCCATTCGGTACTGAAGGTTTATTTGCTGCTATTGAAGATAGAGGTAATATAACTACTGGTGTAACTGGTGTTAACGCTGCTACTGATTTAGCAGAGTTTGATGCTATACTAGCTGAGTTTGACAAGCAAGGTGCTATTGAAGAGTACATGATGTTTATTAACAGAACTACTAGCTTAGCTATAGATGACATGCTTGCTTCAATGAACTCTTACGGAGCTGGAGGTACTTCTTATGGAGTATTTGACAACGACGAAGACATGGCATTAAACTTAGGCTTTTCAGGATTTAGAAGAGGTTCTTATGACTTCTATAAATCTGACTTTAGATACTTAAATGACAAAGCTACAAGAGGAAGTATTAACGATGCTAACGCTGCTAACGCAATTAGAGGAGTTATGATTCCAGCTGGTGTTTCAACTGTTTATGACCAACAAATGGGTAAAAACATGAAGAGACCTTTCTTACACGTAAGATTTAGATCTTCAGGAACTGATGACCGAAGAATGAAAACTTGGGTTACTGGTTCTGTTGGAGCTGCTACGTCTGCATTAGATGCAATGCAACTTCACTTTTTAACTGAAAGATGTTTAATAGTACAAGGTGCTAACAACTTTATGTTAATGAAGTAAGACTATTTATTTATAAGGGCGGTCACGTATCGCCCTTATATTTTTATTAATTATATTATATATTATATTATGGCAAAGAAAAAAGTAACAGCTAAGGTTGAAGAACCTGTAGTTGAAGAAACAGTGGTTGTAGAAGAACAACCTAAGGTTGAAGCTCCTAAAATAAAAGCTAAACCAAAAAATACTTGGGAAATAAAAGATAGAGTATATTATTTAAAAAGTAGAAAAAAACCTATATCTTACTCTATAAGGTCTTCTAATTTATTTTGGTTTGATGAAGAAAAAGGATATGAAAGAGAAATAAAGTATTGTCAAAATCAAAGAACGTGTTTTGTTGATGAAATGCAAGGCGATCAAAGATTAGAACATATTATATTTAGAGATGGTAATTTATTTGTACCTAAAGAAAAAACAACGCTTCAAAAATTTTTATCTTTATATCACCCTCATAATGGCAAAATATTTTATGAGTACAAGCCTGTTGAAGTAGCTGAATATCAAATTGACAGATTAGAAATGGAAGCAGATGCTATATTAATGGCTAGACAAATGGATATTGATTTAGCTGAGGCTATAATGAGAGTAGAGAAAGGATCTGAAGTATCTAAAATGAGTTCTAAAGAACTTAAACGAGATTTATTATTATTTGCTAGAAATAATCCTATGTTATTTTTAGAATTAGCAAATGATGACAATGTTCAACTTAGAAACTTTGGTATTAAAGCTGTTGAAGAAGGTATTATTTCTTTATCTAGCGATCAAAGATATTTTATATGGAGCTCAACTAATAGAAAAATTATGACAGTTCCTTTTGATGAACATCCATATACAGCTTTATCACATTGGTTTAAAACCGATGAAGGTATGGAAATATATCAAAATATAGAAAAAAGGTTAGTATAAAAATAATTAACTAATATTAATAGCCACCTTAACGGGTGGCTATTTTTATTTAAAGGCTAACCTTCCGCTTTATTATGTAACTATATAATAGTAAAATAAGTAACAATGGCAGTAAATATAAACAGTGTATATCAAAAAGTTTTAGCTATATCTAATAAAGAACAAAGAGGTTATATAACGCCACAAGAATTTAATTTATTAGCAGATAGAGCTCAAAATGAAATATATGAAAATTATTTTCATCAAGCAAAAAACTCAAATGCTAAAATAAAAGATGATGACACACATACAGATATTTTAGAAATGATAGAAGCTAAATTATCTCCTTTCTTAAAATCAGAAACAAATACTAACATTTCTAGTGGTATAATGACGCTCCCAACAGATTTGTATAAATTAGATATTGTAAAAGTAGGAACTAATCTTGCTACAGAAGTAAATAAAAAAGAAGAACATTATATTACTTCTCTTGGTGAAACTGGATCAGTATTATATCCTAAAACGTCAAGACCTATATTTACTAGAGTTTCATCTACAACAATTAGAATAACGCCTTCACCTAATGATAACGCTAGCTGCACTGTTACTTATTATAAAGAGCCTACAACTCCAAGTTTTGGTTATGTTGTAGTTAGTGAAAAAGCTTTGTATAATTCTAATACTAGTGTTGATTTTGAATTAGCTTCTTCAGAAGAAGAGCAGCTAGTTTCAAGAATATTGCTATTATCTGGAACTATAATTAAACAACCTGATATAGCTCAAACAGGTGCAGCTTTTTTACAACAAAAAAATCAAGAACAAAATAGTTAATTATGGGATTACTAGGATCAACAACTCAAACCACATATTATCAAGGTAGCGATTTTGGTACGTATCAATTCGTGAGCCTTGATAGTATTATAAATAACTTTATGTATATTTATGTAGGTGAAAACAAAATAATATCTAAAGTTAATAGAACAGACGTACAGTTTCACGCTATGAGAGCTTTACAAGAACTTTCATACGATGTATTAAAGTCTTTTAAATCCCAAGAAATAGAAGTGCCTAATACATTAGCAATGGTGTTACCACAAGATTATGTTAACTATAGAAAAATAGCAAGAGTTGGTAGTGATGGTATAGAAAGACCTTTATATCCAACTAGACATACATCAAATCCATTTGCTATAACTCAAGCTACAGATGGTAGTTATTCGTTAAGTACGGCTAGAAGAAAAGTTAAAGTAAAAGTTCCTTCTAGTAGTAATATTACGGACGGTGATTACGTTAACTTATTATATACATCTATGTTTGCTAATGGTACAACGACAGAGGAAACTGTTAGAAATGTATTTTTTGTATTTGATAAAACTAATACAACAGATGGTGGTCCACCAACAACCATATCAGTAGCTTCAACAAAAACTACTTATTTTCATATAGCTGTATTGGCATTAGACGTTATGCCAGCTAATACAGTAGCTGATAAATTAGCAGCAGAAATAAATAGCTTTGGTCACCATACAGCAACTAATATAGGTGGCGGTATTGTAGAAATAGAATATACTGACGGCACAGCATTATCAAGCACAACGGCTAACACAGCGTCTACAGAAGGTGCTTACGCTAATAACGTTGATTTAGGCGGTACTAATGGAACTAATATAGTTGTTACAATACCTCAAAATGGGTCTAGTTCTTCAGAGTCTTTATTAGAACAAACTCCTAGCGATACTTTATCTAATTTTCAAGACGCAAGTCCTGTTAATTACAACTTGTATGATATTAATTATGCGTCAGATGTAGAAATATCTGTAGAAGGTAGAAGATATGGATTAGAGCCAGAGCTTTCACAGATGAACGGTAGTTTTTATATAGATAATTTAAGAGGTAAAATACATTTTGGTTCTGCATTATCTGGTCAAACAATTGTGTTGCATTACGTTAGTGATGGACTTGGTACTGATGAGGAAATGGTGATACATAAGTTTTGTGAAGAAGCTTGTTACAAACATATAATGTATGGCGTACTTTCTGGTAGATCTAATATACCTGAATACATTGTACAAAGATTTAAAAAAGAAAAGTTTGCTGAAACTAGAAAAGCAAAAATAAGATTATCAAATATTAAAATAGAAGAATTTACTCAAGTAGTAAAAGGTATGGGTAAACAAATTAAATAATTATGCCAGAGATAAAACGTTATTTTTCAAAGGCCAAAATGAACAAAGATCTTGATGAAAGAATTGTTCCTAATGGTGAATATAGAGACGCTATGAATATTCAGATATCTACGTCTGATGCTGATGCTACGACTGGCGTGGGTAATGTTGGTGTTGTTCAAAATATACAAGGTAACTCAGAAGTAACTGAAACCTCAACAACAACTTGGAATAACAATAATTCTAAAATTATAGCTAGCGCTGCTGATGAAGGTAATAATAAAACTTATTACTTTACAGCGGCTCCAGTCCCTATAGATGGTATACTAGA